ACGAAGTGGCGGTTGCCGTCGACTCCGTCCGAGTTGCCTTCGTTGGTCTTCGGGAGGGCCTTCTGGTCGCGCACGGCGGCCAGGACGTCGCGGTCCCCGCCACCCGCGTGGTTGGCCCGTCCCCACCCGATGAGGTGGACTTCGCCGTTGCGCCGGATGACGCCCTGGCAGAGCGGTCCCGGCAGACCAACGTAGCCGTCGTGGCACAGCTTCACGCCGTTGACCTTGGGGCCGGTCACGGTGTGGTGCAGCACGACCCCGTAGAGGTCGCCCCACGGGCCCTTGTGGTTCCGGTTGTGGGTCTCCCAGCCGGGGTACTCGACCACGGTGAGACCCTCGTCGCGGAGGATCTGGGCGAATCTTGCGGCCGTCATCATGGTGGTTGCCACGTCGGCCCTCCTTTCGTGGGGGCGGGCGCGCACGAGAGCGCGCCCGCCCGGGGTGGTGGGTTACAGAACCCGTATCGCGGTCATGTACGACCCGTCGAGCAAGACGACCGGCTGGGCGCTGGCGACGTTCTGCGAGTACATCGCGTAGAACGTCTGGGCCGAGTTCGCCCGGAACGTCGCCTTGTAGAGCGACTGGGTGTTCTGGGTCGACGACAGGCCGGTGGTGATGAACTGACCCGAGGTGGCGTCCATTCGGGGGAGCCACTCGCCAGCGAAGGTCGATCCGGTCGTGATACCGCCGTTGGCACCGATCGCGCCGAACTGCAGGTTACCCGACGTGTACCCGAAGCCGATGCGGACGTCACACGCGTTGTCGGTGTTGAGGCCCACGAAGTTCTGCAGCTCGATGCGGTACGTGCCAGCCGACGGGAGCACCAGGAACAGCTCCGCGTCGTTGGTCATCGTGGTGTTCGTGTAGTTCGACGTGACCGTCTTGTCGGCCCGGAGCGGGATCATCTCGCTGAGTGCCTGGGCGGTGATGCGCTGGCCAGCCTGCCAAGTGGGGAACGGCACTGGGGGAACCTCCTAGAATGAAACGATGGCGGGCTGGGTGAGGCGGACGTCGTGACCCCGCGAGTGGGACTTGACAACCCCGTTGAGAGACCGGTTGACCGTGAAGGTCTGCTGGTTCCGGCTGACGAAGTTGTCGAAGGTGAACACGAACGGAAGCACATTGGTGGTGCTGTTGTTCATGTAGCTGCGAACGGCCACTCGATCCGAGGTATAGTGGTCGGTGTCGGTAACAACCAAGATCCAGTCGGGTTCGGTGAACCCGTCCCGCCAGTACTTGGTCTTGATCTGGTCGCCGACGCACGCCATGCGCAAGTGGTGGGTGGTGGCGGCGGGGAGCGTGAACGAGAAAATGCCGCTGAACCCGAGCTGGGTGAGCGTACCCGCAACGTTCTTGTACAGGTACAGCCCCGCGAAGCCGGTGGTGCTGTAAACGATCTTGGCTTCGTAGTAGTTGTTCGACCCAATGCCCAGGTACCTGCTGTACAGGCTCACCTCGAACGTGCCGCCCACGCCCGTCGGCAGAGCCGGGACACTGAACGATACCTCGAAGTCCGAGTCGTCAGTGAGCGACGGCATCGACGTGATGCGCTCGACGTTCCGGGTGCTGTGCGAGTGGAGCCCTGCGGTACCGTTGGTGCTGTAGTTGGACGCCACCCCGCCCGTGGTGGTCCACACCTGACCGTTGGAGGCCGTGCCCCACCCGTTCGCCGTCACGCGAGTGAAGGTGTCGTCATGGTACGGGGCGCAGGCCGTGGCCTCCACCTCTTCGCCCGATACCGTCAGGCTGAACGGGAACTCAGCCGGATCGGTGGTCCAGGTCGGGCCCTCGGTCGTCTCCACCACCAGCGTGGTGGCGGTAGTGGTGGAACCCATGGCCATCTGGCTGCCCGCCGTGTCGGCCCTGGCGTTGTCGTCGTCGACCACAGCGACAGTCCAGGGCGAGGCAGGGGAGCAGTTGATGTCGACGCTGTAGTCGAACGGCTTGTACACGGTCTTCGTGCCCTGCATGAGCTGGTCGATCGTGTGCGGCGGCAACCACTTGGGTGGGTTGGCGATCTGCAGCCGGTCGCCCAGCCGAGCCGAGATGACCGACCCGAACAGGTAGGGGGCCTCGCGGACGTTGACCCGAACGACCGGGAACCGGGAATCGTCGATCGTGCCCAGGCTGAGCCGCCACGACGCCTGGTCGTCCAACTGCGCGTCGTCCCGGACGTTAACCGTGATGGAGTCCTCGTATGTGCCGACGCCGTCCGGGGGCGCCTGTACGGAGAGCGCGCCCTCGTCCAGCTGCGCCGTGAACTTCGACCCGCCGGTACGGCTCACGACCACCCGGTTGGCTACGCCGCTGTCCGACTCGTCCGGCTCCAGGGGCGGCATGACCTCGCCCGCCACCGTGTAGTCGAGGGACATGTGGACGTCCTGGTTGAACAGCGAGTTGCGGCCACGGAACCCGAGCCCAAGGGCGTCGTTCGGCTCGAACAGGATGCCGTTCTCGGCCTCGACGCACTCGAACAGGATCTCTTCGAGCGTGGCCACGGGCTGGTAGCCCATCAGCTCGGTGTCGAAGATGTCGCCCACCCAGCGGACGGCCACGCCCTCTTCGTCGCACATGCGCATGAACCGACCACCGGCCGATTCACCCCAGTGCGCGGTGATCATGCCCTTGACCGATCCATAGGTGTCTACCAGGATGTCGTCGTGGACGGCGAGGTTGCCGAAGACGGCATCACCGCTCATGCCGCCAGCCACGTTGATGGTGATGGTGGTCGGTCGGCCGGGGGTCCACCCGGCGGTGCTGGTTGACTGCGTGACCAGGGTGGTATCGGTCTGCGCCGCGTTGAGGTACTGGAACCTCGTCACCGCGAACGCCGTGCCTCCGTTCTCGGAGTAACCGAGGCAGAACACGCCCGCCTTGTCGTTGACGGCCGCGGTGGCGGGTACGGTCATGCGGACGGTGCCGCCGGAGTCGTACCCTCGGGCCGTCAGCGTTCCGCCACCCGCCGTGGTGTACGTGACGTCCCAGCGCCGGATAGTGCCGGTGTCGGCCGTCCGCAGGATGACCGTGTTGTCGACGGTTGACCCGGTCGGGATGTACATCGTGAACGAGATGCCGACCTTGTCGTGTACCGGATCGTTCAGGACGTCCCAGTTGATGGCACCGAAGTCCGCCACCCACGTGCTGCCCTTGATCTTGGGGAGCGCCAGCGACGCAGGGAAGAGGTCGGAATCAGCCGCCCACTCGGGCTTGGCTACCGACGTCACGGTCATCGGGAACATGCCCGGAACGGCGCTGGCGAACTGAGTAGAGCCAGCCTCGTCCTCGCACGGCCAGTACGCCATGAGGTCGTCACGCGGGTAGTTGACGATGCCCCGGTAATACGGGGAGTTTAGGGCGCTGGCGCCCTGGGTCAGGCGCCGGAGGATGCCCGCTGCCTCAAGCTCGACCCGGACGCTCTGTCCGGCCGAACCCTCCCAGCGCTGCGGCCACTCCGCCACCTCCCCCTGGTACACGTACTCTCGGTCAACGACGTACGCCTGGCCGTTCTCGACGTCGAACGTGCCTTCCCAGAACACGCCCTGGGCGTCGGCGAAGAGGGTGGTACCGCCGCCTTCGGCGGTGAAGTCGGGGGACGCGACGAGTACGCCGCCGAACCCGAACCACCCGTCGTAGAGCCGGGCCCGGTAGATCTTGCCGACCAGGGCGTTGCCGTACGGGTCGACCTGGGGGTTGGTGCTGTCGAACCGTCCGCGCCCGAGCCGGACCGGGGCGTCTCCCACGAACCAGGGCGTAGACGTACCGCTGTCCGTGAGGAACACGCCGTCATCGAGCGGCTCCCACGTGTCGTCGATCGACGGCGCCTGGTAGAAGAACGCGTACGAGAAGATGTCCGGTGCGTTGTCGGCGTTGTTGTGGTCGATCCGAACCCGGAACGCGATCTTGCCGCCCTGCGGGTAGGTGACCGGTAGGTCCGACTCGGTGTACCAGGTGGCCGCGTTGCCACCGTTCTCGCTGAACCAGAAGTACAGGTACCCGTTCGGCGCAATGCCGAACTGCCACGACCGCTGGCCGGTGTCGGGGTCGGCCCGACTGATCAGGCACTGGTCACGACCGAGGAGGGCGGTGGCGTCCACCTCGATCATCAGGTCGATGTCGCCCGTGAGCAGGTCGATGGCAGCGCTGTCGGCGCTGAACCACCCGGACTCGTCGACACCGATGGCGTGAGCGTAGTTCGAGTTGGCGTCGACCGGAAGGCTGAGGCGCATAGGGGTGTTGCGCCCGATGCCGCCGTAGTAGGGCGACTCGGGGTTACGCGGCGAGTAGTTCGCCGTCGTGTTGTCGAGCGTTATGGAGCAGCTCGACGCACTGGGCCGCGAGGACTCGTCGGCCCGACCACGGGTGACCGTGATCGGGTCGCGAGTGAACGCGTCGCCCTTGACATTTACCCAGTTGATCTTACCGACCCGGAGTTCGGGCCGCAGATCGAGGGCTTCGTCAGGGAACGCCATTCGGGTACCGCTCCTCTTCTAGGACTTGCCGAGAGCAACCTGGACGTTGCCGCCGCTCTCGATGCGGATGGTCTTGCGGAGCCACTTCAGGAGGTCGTCTCCGGAGGCTGCGGAGGGGTCTACGACGACACGAACGACCGGGGTGGCGCTGGCGCCCGCAGAGGGCGACGAGAGGCCCGGAGAGACCCCAAGACCGCGCGGCGGGACGATCATGCCGGATACCGCTCGGTTCAGAGCGGGAAGCTCCTTCTTAACGCCGACCAGGGTTCCACGCGGGATCATCCGACCGACCTCGTCGGCGAATACCCGCGACGGCGACTTAATGCCGAGTGCCTTCTTGATCGCCGCCGTCATACCCTTGGCGATCTTGAGCATCTGAGCTTCGATGGACCGCTGTTCCTTCTGCAGACCCTTTACCAGGCCCTTGGCCGCGTCGATGCCCGCCTTGTACATGGCGTCGCCAGCCGTGTTACCCGCCTGGTTGGCCGCCGTGACGAGCTGCGCCTGGAGGCTGTTGACCTGCTTGATCGAATCGGGCGTTGCCTGGGCCAGAGCCTCGGCAGCGGCCGAACCGCCCTCCACGCCAGCCTGGGCGATCTGCGCGATGAGGTCCGCGCGAAGGCCCTTCTTCTTGAGGGCCGCCAGGTTCCGGCTGAACGCCTGAGCCTTGACAAGAGCAGCCTGCATCTGCTTCACGATGTCGAAGACCTGGAGCTTCCCGTTGTTTCCGGGCGAGATCTTCGTGATGTCGGCCGACTCCAGAACGCCCTTGCGGACGTCGGCCACCAGGTCAGCGCGAGCCTTAGTGAGTCGGGACAGGTTGGCGTTTGCAGCCTTGAGCTTGTTCGCAACCGCAACTTCGCGGTTGGCCAGCGCGGTGAGCGCCTTAGTCTGCTTGTTGACGTACGCGAGCAGGTTGTTTCGCTTGGTCTTGTTCTTCTTGCCGGACAGCGATTCGGCGATGATGTCGGCGATCTTGCGCGAAGCTGCGATGATCTGCTTGGTCGAGCCGAGCAGACCTTCGAGGAGACCGCGTGCGATCCACTGACCCTGCGCCTTCGTGACCTTCGACGGCGACGCGATGCCGAGGGCCTTCGCGATCGGACCAGGGATGACCGACCGGGCCCACCCCATGATCTGGTCCTTAATCCAGCCGCCCATGGACTTGATGCCGTTCCACAGACCTTGCACGACGTTAACGCCCTTGTCGTACAGGAGCGACCCGAGGTTGCCGATGCCGGAGGTGATCTTGCCGGGGAGACCCTGTACGTAGATGACGAACTCGGCGGCCTTGCGGATGGCTGCGTCCTTGAAAGACTGCCACGCCCGGGACGCCGACGACGCCAGCGAGCTGGCCAGCGACGAAATCGAGCTGATGATCCGGCCGGGCAGGCCGACCAGCCAGCTAACCAGGGCAACGGCCATGGCGATCGACTTGTCCTTGAAGGACTGCCACCACTTACCGGCCGACACCGCGAGCGACGTGGCCAGCGAGCTGATCGACGCCATCACCCGACCAGGCAGGCCGGTGAGCCAGACGACCATCTCGGCCATCTTCATGATGGCCTTGTCCTTTGCGTCCGTGAACCAGGCGCCGATCTTGTTGCCCAGGTCAGCGAACCACTGGAACACTCCGATCAGGAAGTCGACCGCAGCCTTGATGCCGGTCTTGATCGCCTCCCACACCGACTTGACGACGTCGCGGAAGGTCTCGGACTTGTTCCACGCGATGACGATGATGGCCACCAGCGCGACGATCGCCGCGATGACGAGGCCGACCGGGTTGAGCATCATCACGACGTTGAGGAGACCCTGGGCGATAGCCCATCCGCGCGTCACGGCTGCGGCAATCAGGACGTACGTCTGGTACGCCTTGACGGCCAGGACGATCGCGGCCAGACCCGCCGCAATACCGGTCAGCCAGCCGGGCGGGATGGAGTTCACGAGGGAAGCTGCCCCCGCCGCCGCGCCCACCAGGATTCCCGCCAGCGGCGCCATCCCGGTAACGACCTCCATGATGGCCTTGCCGACGTTCATGAGGGCGGTGCCGATGTTCATAACGGCGGTCTTCATGACCTCGAACTCAGGGGAGTTCTTGAACGCCTTAACCTTGTCGATCAGCTGCTGGATCTTCGGCAGTGCGTACGCGCCGACCGCGTGCACGAACGTTTCCTGGATCTTGCGCTTGAACTGCTCGATCTTGACGCCGACCGAGTCGCGCAGGGTGTTGCCCACGTTCTCGGATGCGCCTGCCACCTTGCCCAGCGCCGCCACCGCCGTGTTGGGGTTGAGGCTGAGCAGCGTGGCCTTCATGTCCTCGGCCTTGGTGCCGAAGATGCCGACCGCCGCCGCGTCCTGCTTGACGGGGTCCTTCATATCGCGCAGCTTCTGCAGGACGAGGCCCATACCGTCCGACGCGCCCTTACCGCCAGCGGCGATCTGGGCCGTCATCTTCTCGGCGTCGAGGCCGAGTAGCTTGTACGCGTCACTGGACGCCTTCGACCCGTCGATGGCCCGGATCGAGAATTCCTTGATCGCGTCGGCGACCGTGTCGGTGTCGCGGGCACCGGCTTTCATACCCTGCGACAGGAGGCCGGTCGCCTGCTGCGCCGAGAACCCCATCTTGGCGAAGATAGGGGAGTACTCGTTGAACGTGTCGGCCAGGTCGTCGGCCCGAGGGCCCATGACCTGCATGCCGCGCGTCATGACGTCGAGCGCGGTCTTCGCGTCCGGCGCCAGCTTGTTTTTCATGAGCTGGCCGACCGCGTTCGCGGACTGGCCGAGATCCAGCTCGAACGTGCTCGCCAGGTCCGACACCTGAGTCGAGATGGACTCGATCTGGGCAGACGTGGCGTTGGTAGGGAGCAGGCCGGACGACATCGTCGCGCGGATCGCGTCGGCTGCTCCCTGGACGTCTTCGGTGACCGCGTTGGCGTACATGTGGCCAGCGATCTTGCCGTACTTGGCGGCTTCCTCGGGGGTGGCGGAGAGCTGCGCCGACAGGCGGTCGATGACCTTTTCCTGCTCCATCGCCTCGTTGAGTGCCGTCATGAACGCCACCCCCGCGCCCGCGCCGATCGCGGCTGCAGCGGCCTTGAACTTGCCCATGGACTTTTCGCCCTGGGCCAGCCCTTCCTCGACACCGCTGGTGTCCATCGAGACGTAGCCGACGAGTTCACCGATGGTCAGCGCCATGCGCCCCGCCCCCTCCCTTACAGTTGGCTCTTCGGGCCGTCCTTCTTGGGCGGGTAGAAGATGTAGTTGATTCGCCCGCCGTCGACACTGAGCAGCCCGATAATTCGGGTGCGCAGCCAACGCCACGTCCTGCGGGACAACAGGTCGTCATCCTCGACGTCAACGCCGTAATACTGCTGCAGGTCGACCTCGATGGCCGACCAGTTTTCAAGCAGCTGAGCCCACGTCAGCTCGGGGGCACCTGGCGGGGGCGGGACGTACCCCGGCGCCGGTTCGTACCACTCGAAGAGCCCCGAGACCGGGTCTTGCTCGCCGCAGCCGATCCACTGCGACGCGCCTCCCGATTCGGGGCCTCCGTTTCCGGGTTGCCTGCCGACTGCCAGAAGCGCTCGGCGGCCGTGAGGCCGGAGGAGATCCAGACCATGGCGGTCAGACCCGCGTGGCGCAGCCACGTCCAGGACACGCCGTCGGCCAACATCTGGTTGTAGACCGGGCCGAGGCAGAGCTGGAAGAGGTCGCGCTCTTCGTCGTCGTTGAGCGCCTCGGCCTCGGCCGTGACGTCCCCACCCGCAGCGGCTCGGATCGCCAGGTTCGTGATCTGCTCCACCCGGAGGCCGTCCTTGGCGCTCGGGGAAGGGATGGAGTAGGTCTTGCCACAAACCGGCAGTTCGATGACTTCGTCAAGAAGCTCTTCGAGAGCTTCGAATTTTCCGGGCATTGGTGTCTGTCCTTACCTGGGCGCGCTACGCGGCCGGGTTGGCGATCATGTTGAGCTGGCCGTCACCCGTGAAGGTGACCGAGACCTGGTCGAGGGCGGTGTACTCGCCGCCCTGGGGCTCCCAGGTGACCAGCGCGGTGCCCTCGTACGCCTCCGGGAGGCCGTTCCGGTCGTAGAACCGGATCGGCACGCGGGACGCGCTTCCGAAGGCGAACGCGGCGGCACGGAGGAACTCGTGGACCGCGTTGTAGACCTCGGTCTGGTCGTTGATCTTGCGGTTGAAGGTCGTGGCGACCTCCCACGACTGGCCGGTCTTGGTGTTGCCCATCCAGCCGTTGCCGTCGTAGTCCGAGGAGTCCTCGATGTTGGGCGGCATCGTGGGCTGGAACTCGGTGATGCCGGGGCACAGCGTCCAGTTGGGAGCGACGTCAGTGCCGATGTTGACGTCGAGCCGCCAGCGGCGAGCGAGCGCCACAACGGGAGTGGTCATGAGATTTTGCCTCCTCAGGCGATCTGAAAGGGAGCTGCCCGTTCCGCGTGGAAGTAGAAGTTCTCGACGCGTTCCGTTCGCTGGTCGGTGTCCTGACCAAGCCAAGCGGCCGACTGTCGCCAGGACAGTTCGACGCTGACCGAACCGAGCTTGTAATGCCTGCGGTTGTGCAGCAGGTTGTACAGGTCGTCGGCCATGGCCTCGGCCGTACGGGGGTCCCGGTCGCCACGGATTCGGAACTGAACCCCGGTCGTAACCGTTGTCAAGTCCGTGTCGTTGACCGGGTAGGTGGTGATCGTGAAGTTCAGATCGGGTGCCAGCGGAGTGAGCCCGATGGTGATCGACTTGTCGGCCGGGTCGTACACCCCGGTCGGCTTGTAGACCCCCACGCCCGCACTGTTCATCAGGGTGGCGAGGCCGTCGAGGAAGTCGACGTTGTAGGTCATCGGCTACCCCCCTCGCGTCCAGATCGACAGCGCCTTGCGCATGATCTCCATGGTCTTTTCCTGGTTGTTGTTCAGCGCGGTTTCGAGGTACTTGGCCTGGCGCCCGGGGGCGTGGTTCCAGCTGAGTTCCTCGTGCTGGCGCATCGCGTACGGGGTGTCGTACGAAACGATGCCGCGCATCGCCTGCTCGTCGATCTGGACTCGACCGCTCCGCTCCAGGGTTCCCTCGTCGAGGGGCACCAGACGGTTGGACTCGGTCAGGATGTTCTCAAGCGCGGCTTGCAGGCCCTCAAGGGCCCGCTTCTTGCCACGGTTGGTCCAGATCCGTCGGCCCTTCCATTCCTGGGTGAACCGAACCTCGCCGCCCACACCGCCACCCCCCGCCGTCGTCAGTTCAGGAACACTTCAGTGTTGTCCGGCGTCGGCAACCCAGGTGCGGTGACGATCTTGACAGCGACGATGGTCCGGCGCTGCCCGGTGAGCGGCATCGTCACCCGGCTGTTCTCGGCCGGACGGTGGGTCGGCTTCGCGATGTACGACGACGACGACATGACCTCTTCGCCCTGGCCGTTGCGCACCATGCGCGGGTTGTCGACGACCAGGCAACGCACCGATTCGGGTGCGCTGTACTGGTCGCCGTACGCGCCCGAACCCTCGTACGCCTCGACCTGCACCGTGTGGCGGAGCAGCCAGGTGGGAACGGTGCTCATCGAGTGAACACCACCCCACCCAGGAGCTTCGACCGGCGCAGGTACGAAAGCGCCCGGGGCGGCAGCGCCCCCGCCCGAACCTGGGTGGACCCGGTACCACCGCTGGCGCCGCCTGCGGCGACCGTGCGAGACAGCGAGACGGCCCCGGCGCTGACCGAGTTCCACACGCTGGCTGCGCCCGTTTCGTCGCCGGTACCGCGCTCCTCGCCCCACCATTCGATTACCGCGCACGTGGCCAGCTGGACGGCCTCGCGCTGGATCGGGTCGGTGGGGTAGCCGTCCTCGTCGACCGCGTAGACCGCCGTGATCAGGTTGTCGTCGATGGCCTCGCTGGCGCGTGCGATGAGGCGTTGCGCGTCGGCCGGGGCCTCGTCGAGACCCAGGTAGTTCGCGAGGTCGGCCGGGGTGGCGTAGATCCTGTTCAGCAGCATGACGCCACCTCCCCTCGTGTGCGTGTCAGGTGGCGGCCGGGGTGAACGACAGGAGGGCGACCGTCACCGTGGTGACCGACGAGAAGTCGACCCATACGTCGCCGTCCGACTGGCGGTACTGGCCGGTGAACGGGCCGATGATGCGCTCGCCCGTGGTCGCGGGGACCGACACGGTCTTGGAGGCGACGGCCTGGCCGTCGACGAGAACCGGGATCGGGAACGTGACCGTGATGGGGGAACCGCTGGCGTTCTTCACGTAGAGGAACTGCTGGCCGTTGTCGGCCCAGGAGTGGCCGTCGACGTTCGCAGCCGCGAAGGTCGGGCCGACACCCGAGCGGGTGATCGCCTGGGCGGTGAGGTCGGTGCGTGCCATGTCGAGGCTCCTTACTCGCCGAACTCGGCGATGAGGTCGTCACGGCGCATGTCCGCGACCTTGGCGGGGTCGCCGCCCTTGGCGAGGGCGTACTCGACCCACTCGTCCTTGGGGGCGTTCTTCGGGGGCGCCTTCGGCGTCTCGGGCGTTCCACCCGCGACCTGCGAGGACCCGATCAGGCCGGGCGTCTTGGTGTCGTCCGGCTTGGGCTCGATCACGGGCTGGGGCTTGCCCAGGTCGTCCGGGATCGCGACCAGAACCCAGTTGGGGAGGGCGTCGAACCGCGCGCTGCGCTCGGCTCGGGCGACCTCCTGGTTGGTGTTCAGGTTGCGGTACACGAAGTGCGTGTTCGCCATGATGCTGGGCCCTCCTAGGCCCGGGGGACCGGTGCGCCCGAGTTCAGGTCAAGGGCGCACCGGGCCGGGGGTAGGTCAGGACGGGTCGTAGACGTCCTGGTTGACGCGGTAGTCCACCTGGACGACGACCAGGGTCGCGTCACCGGAGACCACCGTGGCGGAGACGATGTCGCCCGCCGCCAGCACACCGGAACCCGCGCCCGAGGTGAGGGCCGAGTTCGTGGAGCCGGTGGCGAAGGTGCCGTTGCCCGCCGTCAGGTTGGCGGACAGGATGTTGGTCGAGCCGACCTTGCCGTTGACGACCGACGAGGCACCGCCCGTGCGCAGGGCGCGGATGGCGACCACGCGGCCAGCGGCCGGGGCGCGGAACATGATGGTGTCGCCCGCACCGACGGGAGCACCCGTGAGGCGGAGGACCTGGGACGCGAGACGACGCTTGTACGCCACAACGCACCTGCTTTCTTGAGGTCGTAGTGCACCGGGGCCGACCGGATGTCGGCCCC